CGCGACGCAGAACGCCGTCAGGACCGCACAGCAGCAGTCCTTCGGCACGACCGGGTTCGGCGCGCTGCTCGCGGCCTGGACCGCCAAGGAGAGCGCCCAGACCGGCGTGACCACCGCCGCGGCCGCGACCCGCGCAACGGCCGACAGCGGCGGCGGGTTCCTGTCCGAGATCGGGTCGATGCTGGCGCGCTGGCTGGGCCTGGAGTCGGGCAAGACCGCAGCGACAACAGCCGGCGCAGCGACCCGCAGCGCGGCCGAGACCACGGCGTCCGTCGCCGGCAGCCAGAGCGTCGGGCTCATGGCACGCGCCAGCATCGCCGCTGCTGCCGCGGTCGCCGCAGCCTGGGCATTCGCCGACTCCGCCGAGGCGGGTCCGCCAGGTCTCGCTGCGGCGCCCGGCGTGGCAGCCGGGGCCGAGGCTACCGTGATGGCCTTCCAGGCGGCCGTGCCGCTAGCCGTGGGCGCCTACGACGTGCCGCGGGACATGCACGCCTACATCCACCGCGGCGAGATGGTGGTGCCGCAAACATTCGCCGCCGGCCTGCGCAGCGGCGACACCAACTTCGGCGGGTCGGCGTCTGTCAGCGCGACCTATGCGCCGACCTTCCACGGCGCGGCCGGCAGCACGGCGGTCCAGGCGTCCCGCGAGTTCGACGCCTTCAAGGCGTTCATGTGGAACATGACCAGGAACGGCAGCCTGAAGCTGCCGGGCCGCTGATGGCGCTGAAAGCTTTCGAGGGCTTCGACCACTACGGCCAGGGCACCGACATCTTCCTGCGCACCGGCGCCCTGCAGTGGTCGCAGGGCGGCTACACGGACACGCTGGCGCTGGTCGCCCCCGGCAGGGGCGGCTTCGGCAAGGCGCTGCAGTTCAGCTTCACGGTCAATGCCTTCCACCAGCCCAGCTCGGGCCTCTACGCGACGTTCAACAGCAACTACGGCGCCGCCCTGTTCGCGTTCGCCCTGGAGTTCGGCGCCAACACCGCCGGCTTCCTGATCGGCCTGATCGATCCGCTGGCCGGCGACGCGCCGCAGGTGACGCTGGGCCTGGATCCCGCGAGCGGGACGATTACGCTCTATTCCGGATCCTACACCGGGACCGTCCTGGCAACGTCGGAGCCGAACGCGTTCAACGGGGCGGTCTACCAGATGTACGAGGTCTCGGCTTCGATCGCGGCGACGGGCGGCACGCTGGCGGTGCGGGTCGCGAACCAGCAAGTTCTGACCTACTCCGGCGACACCAAATCGACCGCGAACGCGTCCTTCGGCGGCATCCTGCTGCAGGGCGAATCGACGAACTACCTGACCACCGGCTCCGTCCTGATCGACGACTTCCGGTACAACGACACGGCGACCGGGCCGGGCGCCTATCCCTGCAACTCCTGGATGGGCGATCTCAGGGTCGCGCCCCTGTTTCCCGTCGGGAACGGCAGCGTCGCCTGGACGCCCCTCGCCAACACGAACTGGCAGGAGGTCAGCGAGACCGCGTTCGACGGCGACACCTCCTACAACTCCACGTCAACGAACGGCGCAACGGACTGGTTCAACTTCGGAACCCTCGCCGCGGTCATCGACGAGATCGTGGCGGTGCAGATCGTCGGCGCCTACCGGGAGACCGACGCGGGCGGCCACACGATCGCGCACCAGATCTCTGCCGGCGGCACGGCCCATGCGGGCGCGACCCTGGCGATCGGAACGGGCTACCAGTTCTTTTCAGACATCTGGCCGGTGAACCCGACGACGGACATCAGTTGGTCGCTCGCGGACGTGAACGCCATGCAGGCGGGGTACGAAGAGGTGTCGTGAATGACCGTCCGCGCCTCGCAGATCGTCGCGGAAGTACTGGTAAGGGCCGGGCCGGCACCGTCCCGCGCGTCGCAGATCGTTGCCGAAATACTGGTACGGGCCGGGTCGGCGCCGTCCCGCGCGTCGCAGTTGCTCGCGGAGGCGCTTGTCGGCTCCCGCTCGGCCCGCGCCTCGCAGATCGCCGCTGAAATCCTCGTCTGGAGCCGCACCTTGACCACGCCGCCGATCTTCCCGACGATCGCCTCGCTCGGCTTCAGCGTCATGAAGCGGCCGGCGTTCTACAACGGGTCGGAAACGTCCGGGTCGGGCTGGAACGTCCGGGTCGGCTACGCGTCGGCGCCGACGTGGGAATGGGACCTGACCTACGAGCTGCTGCAGGACAGCGCGTCCCCCTCGGCGCTGAAGCTGCTGGTCGGCTTCTACCTCGCGATGCAGGGCGACCTGGTCCCGTTCCTGTTCCTGGACCCGGACGACAACGCGGTCGCCGGCCAGCCGATCGGCACGACCGACGGTGCCACGACGAACTGGACGCTGGTCCGCAGCTACGGCGGCGCCAGCGGGTCGGGAAACGAGCCGGTCGGCTACGTGAACGCGGGGCAGGCCTTCAACGTCTACCTGAACGGCACCCTGCAATCGCCCTCGACCTATACGGTCGTCACCACGACGCCGGTCGCGCAGCAGGTCAAGTTCAGCACCGCGCCCGCCGCCGGCCAGGCGGTCACGGTGGACATGGGCTACTACTACTACGTCCACTTCAAGGACCCGACGAACGAGTTCGAGAAGTTCATGTACCAACTGTGGTCCTTGAAAAAGATCACCCTCGCGTCGCTTCGGGGCTGACATGCGGCCCGCAGCGTCCTCCCTCGCATCGTTCCTGTTGTCCCGGCAGCCGTTCTGGTCGGCCGACCTCTTCACCTTCTCGCTGACCAACGGCACGACGCTGCGCCTCGCCAGCACGGACGTGCCGGTCACCTACAGCGGCAACACCTGGGTGGCGGCCGGGGCGGCGTCGCCGGGCATCACCCGGGGCGCCTGGTCGGTCAAGAACACGATCGAGGTGCCGAGCCTGGACATAAACCTGGTCTCCAGCGGCACCGACTACGCCGGCGGCGCGAACATCAAGCTGGCCATTCACAACGGACTGCTGGACGGTGCGTGGATCGAGGTGGACCGCGCCTTCATGCCGGTCGTCAACGACGTGTTCGGCGACACCTCGCTCGGCACGGTGCCGATATTCGCGGGCCGCACGGGGCAGGTCCAGGTGACGGCCACCGGCGCCAAGATCACCGTCCGGGGCGCCAACGTCCTCATGCAGCAGTACATGCCGAAGAACCGGTTCATGCTCGGCTGCGTCCACGCGCTGTACGATTCCGGCTGCGGCGCGAGCCGTGCGTCCTGCACCTTTCCGGGGACCGTCTCGTCGGCGTCGGCGATCGCCGTGAACTGGGCCAGCGATCCGACGGGCGGCAATTATGCCAACCTGGCGCTGGGCTACATAACCATGACCTCGGGCGCCGCCGCGGGATCGCTGCGCACGATCCAGGCGGTGAACAGCGCGACCGCGGTCCTGATGTACCCGCTCTACGAGGTGCCGGCGGCAGGGGACACGTTCACCGTGACGTACGGATGCGACAAGACGCTCGCGACCTGCACCGGCCGGTTCGCCAACCAGCAGCACTTCCGGGGCTTCCCCTACGTGCCGCCCGCCGAGACGGCGGCCGTGGCATGACGGACGCCGGCCCGCAGCCGTTCATGCCGCTGCCGGCGTGCCTGCCGCTGACCGCGGATCGCGAGGCGGGGCTGCGCGCGGCGGTTATCGCGGAGGCGCTGAAGTGGAAGGGCGCCGCCTACATACAGCAGGCCGACGCGCGCTACGCTGCGATCGACTGCTCGATGCTGCTGGTCCGCGCCTGGGTTGATGCCGGCGTGTTCGAGCCTTTCGATCCGCGTCCCTACCCGCCGAACTGGCACCTGCACCGGTCGGACGAGCGCTACCTGGGCTGGATGCGGGCGCTGGCCCGCGAGGTCGAAAGGCCGCGGCCGGGCGACGTCGTGATCTGGCAGTTCGGCCGCTGCTTCTCCCACGGCGGCATCATCGTGAACGACCGCAACCACGTCGTCCACGCCCTGGCCCAGCACGGCCGGTGCAGCCTGACGGACCTGGACGAGGGCTTCCTCCGCTGGGACCGCGGGAAGCCGCGGCCGCGCAAGTTCTTCGACGTGTTCGCGGCCGTGCGGGAGGCATCTCATGGCTAGCCTCTTCGGCCCCCGGCCGCAGTCGCAGACCGTTACCCGCTACACGTCCATTGACGTCCAGACGAGCTCGCAGGGCGGCGCCATCCCGATCGTCTGGGGCACGAACCGGATCGGCACGAACCTGATCTGGCTCAACGACTTCCAGAGCCACGCGGGCAAGGGCGGCGGAAAGGGCGGAAAGGGCGGCGGCGGCGGCAAGGGCGGCGCAACCAGCTACACGTACACCGCCGCGCTCGCGCTGGCCCTGTGCGAGGGGCCGATCCAGAACATCGGCACGATCTGGGCGAACGAAGCCGTTACCACGCTCGGCTCGCTGGGCCTGTCGCTCTATACCGGCACGGCGGCCCAGGCACCGCCTGCCTATATCGAGTCAAACTATCCGACCCAGGCGCTCGCCTACTCGGAAACCGCCTATGTCTTTTCGTCAAACTACAGCCTTGGCAGCAGCCCCTCGATCCCGAACCACAATTTCGAGATCGTCGGCTTTTTCTCCGGGACGATGCCCGGCACGGTCGATGCGAACTTCGGCGACATCATCCCGGACTTCATAACCAGCGCCCAGTACGGACTGGACCCGTCGGCGGACTACATCGATCCCGCCAGCCTCGCGCAGTACAAGACCTATTGCACGGCCCAGGGCCTCTTTTTCAGCCCGGCCCTGGTGACCCAGGAACAGGCGACCTCCATCATCCAGCGGTGGGCGCAGCTATCGAACTCGTGGATCTTCTGGAACGGGACCGCCCTGGTCTTCTGCCCGCTGGGCGACAGCGAGATCATCAACAACGGCGTCACCTATGCCCCGCAGATCTCGCCGGTCTACGCGCTCTCGGCCAGCGACTTCATCTTCGATCCGTCCAAGGAGCCACCGGTCACTGTGACGCGGATCGATCCGGCCGACGGCTACAACAACGTCCAGCTCGATACGCGCCTCCGGTCGAACGCCTACAACGCCAACCCGCTGCGCTACGACGACCAGACGTCGGAGGACCAGTACGGCGTCCTGCAGTCACAGGTGATCCAGGCCGACGAGATCTGCGACCCGAACGTCGGACAGGTATCGGCCTTCCTCATCGGCAAGCGCTCGGTGTACATCCGCAACACGTACGAATGGAAGAGCGGCTACGGCATGGTCCTGCTGCAGCCCGGCGACATCGTGACGCTGACGGAGCCGGGTATCGGCCTGGCGGCCCAGCCCGTGCGCATCACGGAGGTCGCCGAGGACGACAAGCAGGTGCTGAAGTTCACCGCGGAGGAGTTCCCCGGCGCGATCGGCCAGGCGGTGCTCTACCCGCCGCAGGCCGCCGCGGCGACGGCGCCCCCTGACACCTACGCCGATCCGGGGAACGTCAACCCGCCCGCGATCTTCGAGCCGTCGCCCGTGGTGACCAACGGCCAGCCCCAGGTGTGGATCGGGGCGAGCGGCGGCGCCGACTGGGGCGGCTGCCAGGTCTATGCCTCGGCCGACGACACGAACTACGCGTGGATCGGCAGCATCACGTCCCCGTCGGTGCAGGGCACGCTGACAGCGGGCCTGACGCTCCACGCAGGTCTCGATACGACCGGAACCCTGGCGATCGACCTGACGGAGAGCGCGACCACGCTGTCGACCGCCGTCACGGCCGCCGATGCCGCCGCGTTCCGCACGTCGTCGCTGGTCGGCGCAGAGATCATCGCCTACGGGACCGTCGTCGCCACCGGTGCCGAGACGTTCGCCCTGACCTACCTCGAGCGCGGGGTCTATAACACGGCGCCCGCATCGCATTCGCCCGGCGCGCCGTTCACCCGGATCGATCCGGCGGCCGTCCTGGTCTACGACCTTCCGCAGCAGTACGTCGGCGTGCCGCTGTATTTCAAGCTGCCGAGCTTCAACCGCTTCGGGAACGCGGCGCAGTCGATCTCGGACGCGACGGCCTATGAGTACACGCCTTCGGGCGTCGGCTTCACGATCGCCGCGCCGACCGGGATCGCGCTGGCGTCCAGCCGGACGACGCAGGCGGACGGGACGACGGTCCTGGCGATGACGGCGACCTGGACAGCGAGCGCCGGGCCGGGCCTGGGCAGCTACGAGGTCCAGTTCAGCGCCGACGGCGGCTCGACCTGGACGATCGACACGACCGCCGGCGCATCGGCGCTGAGCTGTGCGCTGGCGCCCGCGCTGGCATCCACCAGCTACGCCGCGCGGGTGCGGGCGGTGTCGCAGAGCGGCCTGGCAGTCTCGGCCTGGGACACGTCGGCCGCGGTGAATTCCGGTACGCTGGTGGCGTCCGTGCCGTCGGCGCCGACCGGGCTGACCGTCACGGCCGTGCCGGGCGGCTTCACGATGACGTGGAACGCCAGCGCCGATCCCTCCATCCTGTCCTACCAGGTCTGGGCCGCCGCGGGATCGTCGCAGCCGTTCAGCGCCGCGTCGCAGATCGGATCGGTCGCGGCGCCGGCGACGACGCTGACAGTGACCGGCGAGCCGGCAACGGCGGTCAGCGTCTTCCTGGTCGCGGTGAACGCGGCCGGGAGCAGCAGCCCGGCGGGCTGACAGGCGGGGCCACGCAACTGGTCCCGGCCGCGCCGTGCCGACCGCAACCTTTGACCGACGTGACCCAAGGATCGCCGCATGGCCGCCCTGTCCGCCTATCTCGCCGACAAGCTGATCGACCACTCGCGCGGGGTCGCGGCCTACGCCATGCCGGCAACCTATGTCGGCCTGGTAACGACAGCATCGTCCGCAACGGGGCAGGGAACCGAAGCAGCCTATCCGGGATACGCCCGCGTTGCCCTGTCAGGGCTGCTCGGCGCCGCATCGGCGGAGTCCGGCTCCAATTCAAGCACAGTCAGCTTTCCGGCCTGCACGGGCGGGTCGAGCACCGTCGTCGGGTTCATCATCACCGACTCGGCGACGGCGGGCGCCGGCAACCTGCTGTGGTTCGGGACGTGCTCGCTGTCCGTCTCGTCCGGGATCACGCCGCAGTTCGCGGCGGGCGCTCTCACGACATCGATGAGCTAGGCCATGGCGCTCCAGATCGCCGACCCGGTCGGCCTGTGCGGCTGAGAGGAACAGAAAAGTGGCATAAGGCGGCTTGTTGCTGAACGGCCGCACTGACGTGGAATAAAATTCCTCCGGAATCTGCCTTGCCGTAATTCTGTGTCTCGCCGTTGTCTTCGCAAAAGTCCCTGCAAAAGGGGTAGTTTCGCATAGGCATTTTGCGAAGCTTATCTCGTTGAAATACCCTGTGTAGACCAGGATTTCGTATAGCTCACGTTCGATTCCTGTTCCGCACTTCCGCACGGGACTTTTGGATGGTCTTATGCCGGTTTTCTGTTCCTCTCAGTCGCACAGCCCG